CTGAGAATGTTCAAAAAATGGAGCAAATTAAATTGACTGCTCAAACTGTTCCGTCTGCAAGAGATAGAATTCTAAACACAATTTATAACAACAAATAAAATAAATAACAAATGGCTACAACAACTTCAATTACATCTACATATTCTGGAGAGTCTTCAGGGAAATATGTTAAAGCTGCTTTATTAAGTGGAAACACTTTAGCAAGTGGAAAAATTACGATTTTACCTAACGTAAAATACAAAACAGTTTTACATCGTTTCCTTACAGACGATTTATTAAAAGACGCTTCATGTGATTTTACTGCTACTTCAACAGTTACTTTAAATGAAAAGGTATTAACTCCTAAAGAACTGCAAGTTAACCTACAATTGTGTAAAAAAGACTTCCATTCAACGTATCAAGCTGAAGAAATGGGAATGTCTGCACACGATGTACTTCCTAAATCTTTCGCTGATTTCTTAATCGCTTACGTTTTAGAGAAAGTTTCTGCACAAGTTGAGGTTGCTATTTGG